CGAACTTAGTTCACAGAAACAAAACAAACAAACCAAACAACCAACAACAGCAAGGTACTGACGCCATGATGCCCCGCCGCCCGAACCACTACCAGAATTGGGTTCGTCGCTTGGCGGCGGGGGCTAACGACACCGGCCCCGCTCCGCCGACCGTTACCGAGTCCAATTCCGATCCTACGTATGATCGCAGCATCCATGAGATTTTCGGACGCCTACGCGTCTCGACCAAACGTCAGTACACGATTGAAGTGAAGCACGAGTTTAACACATATGCTCCCGGGTTAACTAAAGCCATGCACAACCCGGTCAATCAATGCGGACCCCTCATAGAGGAGCAAGTCCCTGTGTCCACTGGCAACGATTTCGAATCGTTCATGGCCGCTTTTAACAAGCGCTGCAATTTTCTCGCCAAAGATGACATCGACGACGGAGTGTTCTCCGAGTCACTGGCCATGATCGCTGACATGCCCAACCTGTTTGACAACGACCCTTGGGATGACAACGAACTCGACCGCCACAGGTGGGCGTCGAAGTTCGACCATCACAAACAAGCGCGCATGGCTGCCGCTTACGACACCATACCAAGTTGCTCCCCTTCCTATTTGGGTGAGAAAGACTTGAGCGTCAAACAGGAAATCTTGCTCAAACGCAATGATTCCAATTTCGCCCCCCGGATTATATACGCCGGCAACGATGCTTTCAACACCGTCACCGGGCCCGCTTCCATGGTCGCCATGGAGCGCCTGTGCACCCTTTTCGACCACAGTCCACTGGGTCCCGTGCACTATAAGTTTGCCTACAAGACCGATGACGTACAATTAGCTACGTATCTGACATCAGACAACACCCTCACCTACACTGCTGAGGGTGACTACTCTGCTAATGACCGTGAGCAACGCCCGCGGGTTCATCTCATTTACGATGCTTACTTGGGGAAAATCAACATGCCCAACTGGTTCCGCCACCTGCTCAAATGCCTCGAAACTTTCAAAGTCAAGTCACGTCAGTTCGGCATACGCGCGGAAATATCTCACCAGTTGCCTACCGGGACCACAAGCACAACACCTCGCAATTCAGTGTACAATGCTACAATGTTTTCGGTGTCCTGCGCCCGCCAACGCACTGGCGGCAAAGGTGTTGTCTTAGGCGACGACCTTCTGGCCGTTCTGTTCGCAGCCATCAATTGTTCAAAATGGGTTTCCACCGTCGCGCTTTTCCGCATGGTGCTCAAGGCTTCAACCCCGAAATTGAACTGTGATGCCACGTTTCTCTCTAAGCGTTTAATACTCAGCGG